ACAAAACGGAGTCGCTACCCCTGTGTTAGCGCTTAGATTAGCGCCTGGGGCTTCAAATTTATCTTTATTTTTAAAAGAATTTTCTCTATACAATACCGATAATACTAATAACGCAAAATATATTCTATATAGAGACCCAACTATAACTGGCGGTAGCTTAACCTGGATTAAACCTAGCGATTCTTACTTTGAGTTCGCCTACGGTAGTGTAGGGCTTACAGTTTCAGCTGGCTATACAATGTACTCAGGTTTTATACCAAAAAGTCAAGGTACATCTTCTAATATAGGTAATCAAGACATAGCAGGCTTAATAGGAAGATTTGGTACTAAGATCGACGGCACAGGAGATATATTAGTAATTGCAGCGTTGGGTCTAGGGTCAACAGTACCACTATACGCCGCCGCAAATGCCTTTATTAAATCTTAATTACCAGTTTTTACAGCTAAAATATTTTGCCGTACCTGGTTTTGCAGAAGAGCATTTATGACGTGCTCTAAAAGATTTACGGCGTTTAGGGTTTGATTTCTTAATACGCAAATTAGGGTCCCCGTAATGTACTCTTTTTAGTTTGCCACCAACACGCGCACACCGCATATATTTTTTATCACTACGAGTAGAAGGTTGTTGGCCGGTTACCTTAGTACAACGGGCACCTTTTTTCTCTTCAACTGGAAAGGTTTCTGTAAATTCTTTTAATAGGCTATTAACTTTATTTTCAAAACTATTAAACATATATATAATATTTACTATTTATGATAAATATAACAGATGAGTAAGAAAAAACGTTTATTGAAACAAAAACAAACTCACAATAACAACGAAAATGCCAAAGACAAAAGCCCAATAGTCCATCAGGCACAGAAACTCGAAAGACCGGTACAAATACGACAAAGACCGGATTTAACAAATAAACAAAAAGATTTTCTTAAATTAGCTTTAGATAATAATACTAAAGTAATATTTCTATCTGGTCCTTCCGGTAGTAGCAAAAGCTTTTTAGCTACTCTTGCAGTTCTAGAGTTAATGAACCTTAAAAAAGTAAGCGATTTGGTTTATATTCGTTCTATAGTAGAAAGTAGTGAAAATAAAATGGGGTATTTACCTGGTAATGCTGAAGAAAAGTTATCACCATATCTTGAGCCATTAATGGAAAAGCTTGACGAACTTTTATTTGCTGCAGATGTTAATGCGCTTTTAAGAGAAAAACGTATCGACGGTAAACCTACTGGATATCTTAGAGGGTTGAGTTGGAATGCTAAAGGCATTATTATGGATGAAGCTCAAAATAGCACGTTTAAAGAACTTACAACGCTTCTCACGCGTGTGGGTCATTTTAGTAAACTTTTTGTTTGCGGGGACCCTATGCAATCAGATATTAACGGCAAGTCTGGTTTTGAAAGAATGTGTAATATTTTTAACGATAACGAAAGTAAGGAAAAGGGTATTCATGTGTTTTATTTAACAGAAGAGGATATTGTTAGAAGTGAAATAGTTAGGTATATCGTAAAAAAATTACAGCTATATAATAAAAGTGTGGGAGACAAATAAATAATATTCCCCTCAACTAACTAGAACTCTAAAAAATATTCGCTATACTATGACGTCTAAAATGTCTAAAGAAATTTCTATCACTAAACGCTCTGGCAAGAAAGAAAAATTCTCTCCAGATAAGATTAACAAAATCTTGCAATGGGCATGCGCAGACACTAAAGGAGTGTCTTTTGAACAGGTTGCCATGAATGCGCATTTGCAGTTTTTTGAAGGAATTACTTCTAAGGACATCCACAATATTCTTATTGAAGCAGCAGCCGGTCTCATTACAGAAGAAACCCCTCAATACCAAGACGTTGCATCCCGGCTGCTTAATTATCAACTCCGCAAAGAAGTTTGGGGCGGTAAGGATGCTCCCAGGCTATTCGATTTTGTAAAAACAAATATTGAGGTTAATAAGGTATACGATCCAGAAATTCTTAGTTGGTATGATAAAAAGGATTTTGATAAGTTAAATGATTATATTGACCACAATAGAGATCTTGATTTCACTTATGCAGGTATTAAGCAGCTTTGTGAAAAGTATCTAGTACAAGACAGAGTAAGTAAGACTATATTTGAAACACCGCAATTTGCATATATGCTTATTGCAATGACACTTTTCAAAAACTATCACGAAAAGCGTTTAGATTATGTAAAGAGAGCTTACAATGCATTCAGCAAGCACAAAATCAACCTCCCGACCCCCCTCATGGCCGGGGTACGTACGACTCTTAAAAGCTATGCATCGTGCATGCTTATCACGGTCGACGATACTCTTAAATCGATATTTGCAAGTAATAACGCTATCGGATTCGCGACTGCTAACCGCTATGGCATCGGTATTAACTTTAGTCGTATACGTGCCACTAATAGCCCTGTCCAGAATGGTACTGTGGTGCATACCGGACCGATACCGTACCTAAAGATGTATGAAGCAGCTGTAAAGAGCTGCCATCAAAACGGTATTAGAGGAGGGAGCGCAACTGCAAACGTAGCTTTCTTTCATAAAGATATTGAAGACATTTTAGTACTCAAGAACAACGCAGGAACAGACGATAATAGAGTTCGCAAGCTTGACTATTGTATCGCGTTCGACGGTTTGTTCTATGAACGTTTTCTTAAAAATCAAAACATAACTCTGTTCTCTTATCACGAGGCTCCCGAACTCTGGAATAACTTTGGTATGCCAGGTTTTAAGGAACTTTACGAGAAGGCAGAAAAAAATAATAACTTAAAGTATAAAAAGACTATTAATGCTCGAGAGCTTTTTATGTTATTCTCTAAAGAGCGTTTTGAAACTGGTAGAATGTATGTGTTTAACGCAGACCATGTCAACTCGCACGGTACCTGGACTGAGCAAGTAGATACTACTAATCTTTGCGTAGAAGTAACTCACCCGCTCAAACCTATTTATAATATCGATGATACTAACGGAGAGATCGGAGTATGCATTCTTGCTGCAGTCAATCTATTAGAGATCAAAGATGATACCGATATGGAGCATACGTGTGATATTATTGTACGTATGCTAGACGAGCTCATCGACCACCAAAACTATTTTGCACCTGCTGCTGCAAATTTTGCTAAGAAGCGTCGCAGTCTAGGTATCGGTATTACTAATCTTGCGGCAATTTTTGCACGAGAAGGTGTAAAATATTGGGATAAAAAGGCACCTAATATTGCTGCTCGTTTAATGGAGTCAGTAAGTTATTATCTTATCAATGCTTCTGCTGAATTAGCAGGCGAGAAGGGTCCATGTGAAAAGTATGTTTATACTAAGTTTAGTCGCGGAATACTTCCTATTGATACGTATAAGAAAGACGTGGATGAATTTGTAACAGAAAAGCTACATCAGGATTGGGAAGAGCTTAGAGAAAAGATTCGTAAAAACGGACTACGGAATAGTACGCTCACTGCGTTAATGCCTTGCGAATCTTCTGCAGTTATTCAATCCTCTACTAACGGTATTGAACCACCGCGTTCCCTTATTACCTCTAAGCGGTCTAAGGCCGGTATTGTACCATCAGTAGTACCTGGTGTTGAAAAATACGGTGAACACTATACACTTGCTTTTGAAATGCCTAGCAACGAGGGCTATCTTAAAGTTGTTGCTGCATTGCAAAAATTCGTTGATATGAGCATTTCTACGAATCTATACTATAATGTAAATAAATACCCCGATAGAAAAGTTTCACAAAACGATTTAATTAAGGATATTCTTACTGCTTATAAATACGGCATTAAGACTCTTTATTATACAAATACATACGACGGAGACACACAAACAGCACTAAATAAACCTACAACATCTGAGCCGGCAAAGCAAGAGGGAGTCGTGACTGACGATTCTGGCTGCGCTGGCGGAGCATGCACCCTATGAAAACTGTACTTAATAAACATAATGTAGATTCTCTTAAACAGCCTTTATTTCTAGGCAAAGATCTAGCTATACAGCGTTATGATCGTTTAAAGTATCCTAAATTTTACGAGCTTTACGATCAACAGCTTAATTTTTTCTGGCGACCACAAGAAGTCAATCTCACTAAGGATGCATCAGATTATAAAAAGTTATCTGATGAAGAGCGCTTTGTGTTTGATAGTAACTTAAAGTTTCAGACGATGGGAGATTCAATGCTCTCTCGCTCTATTCATCAGATGATGCATCATGTTAGTAATCCCGAATTAGAAATCTGTATGAATGTATGGTCTTTTTTTGAGACTATTCATAGCAATTCATATACATATATTTTGCAAAACGTCTACCCTGACGCTACAAAGTTTTTTGATTCTATCCTTGAAGATAAAGAAATTGTAAAGCGTGCTGAGTTTTTGACTAGTCGCTACGATGCACTAATGTCTACTAGTAAAGACACTAAAGAGCAAATTCTTGACGCTATCATAGCTACGCAAATCATGGAAGGGGTTACTTTTTACGTCTCGTTTGCATGTTCATTTTATTTCGGCTATCGTGGTAAAATGGAAGGTAATTCTAAGATTATTAACCTAATTTCTAGAGATGAAAATCTTCACGTAGCTATTACTCAAAATATTCTCAAATATCTTAGAGACAATCCTGACGAAGGTTTTCAATCTACATTTAAAAAGAGTGAAGAGAAGATTTATGAGTTTTACCGAGCGGCTGTAGATGCAGAAAAAAACTGGGCTGACTACCTCTTTAGTAAAGGTAGTCTGGTCGGCCTTACTCCGGAATCTCTTAAGCAGTATGTAGAATGGCTTGCTAACAACAGACTTACATCTCTTGGTCTTAAGAAGCTTTATGAAACTAAAACCAACCCATTAGCTGGTTGGCTTGATAGCTTCTATGATAGTAAGAAAGTACAGGTAGCTCCGCAAGAAACAGAAATCTCTTCTTACGTGAAAGGTGTAGACAGTAAATTGGATGATAAAGCTTTTGACGATTTTAAACTAT